CACACGGGATTATGGCCCACAAACAGGCACTTATATTTGTACCATCGATAATTATCATCAAGATCCTGATGCAGTTGACTATGCAACCAGTGAGAATCCATCAGAGCATAAGTCACATAACCTTATTGAACTAGATAATGGGCAGTTTGCTTTATATCCTAATAATAGGACTCGAATCTTTGATAATAGTTTGACACCTGAAGAACCAAAGATTCCTGATTTCAAAGTTTCCACTGTTTATTATCAAGTTGAGAACGGTCATGACCGTGATGGACTTGGAAATGACGAAAATTATTTCTGGAAAACTGCAAAAGAGCGTAAAAATAGCGAAGAAAATCCACCGATTGCCGAATTTTAGAAAAATGAACGATTTTTTAGACAACTTAGCTAACGATCAGCATCAAAAAATGCTTCGTGAAATTTCAAATGACAAATTAACACCTAAAAAACGTGATTCTTTGAAAGAAACTGAAATTTTTGAAGTTTCCGATGATCTCGAAGTAATTGAACCGACGATTCTCAACGAATTTTGATCTAAATCATTGATAAATAATACATAATTGCTATATTTTAGTGCCACTAGAAAGGGTAAGTCAGGGTTTTAAGGATGTTAGTATGTCGTTTCAGGAAAATCCCCTGAACGGCGACCTGATTGCGCTTAAAAATGAGAACGCCATTGCACGTTCTATTAGAAATATCGTATTTACCCTTCCTGGTGAGAAGTTCTTTAATGAAAGTTTTGGATCTAATATCTCCGAAACGTTATTTGACAACGTAAATGACTTAAGTGCTACTGTCATTGTTGATCAGATTAAAGAATCCATTAATAATTTTGAACCACGAGTTGACTTACAGGACGTTAAAGCATTTCCTGACTACGATAATAATGCATTTGATGTTGTTATAACATATACAATCATTGGAGCTGATGTTCCAGGTCAACAATTAGAATTCGTTTTGCAATCAACTAGGTAACAATGCCACTAGTCAACTTTTCAAACCTTGATTTTAATCAAGTAAAGACAACTCTAAGAGATTATCTTAAGTCAAACTCGGAATTTACCGATTATGACTTTGATGGATCTAACCTTTCGTCTATTTTAGACGTTTTGGCATACAATACCTACATCACTTCATACAATGCGAACATGGTCGCTAATGAAGTGTTCATTGATAGTGCAACTTTACGAGAAAATGTGGTTGCACTTGCCAGAAATATCGGATATACCCCTAGATCACGCAAAGCTTCATATTCAACGATCTCATTTTTCGTAGATACGTCAGATATTACACCTTCACCAGTCAATTTGACCCTAAAAGCAGGTCCTGTTGCCTCTACACAAGGTAGTTTTGGTTCTCAATCGTTCGTTTTCTCGATTTCTGAAGATATTACCGTTCCAGTAGTCAACGGAATTGCTAATTTTACAGATATTCCCATTTATGAAGGCACTTTACTGACTTCAAACTTCACTTACAGTTCTAGAAACCCAAATCAGAAGTATATTTTACCAAATTCCGGTATTGACACTGCTTTATTGAGAGTTACTGTCCAAAGTTCGCAATCTTCGACCCAAAAAGTCAAATATAGTGCTCAGGATGACCTCTTTGAACTTGGTTCTTCCTCAAAAGTGTATTTTTTACAAGAAATTGAGAACGAAAGATATGAACTTTTCTTCGGAGACGGAGTTTTTGGTCAAGCATTAGAAGAAGGAAATTATATAACCGCAAATTACATCGTTTCTAATGGTGATAGTGCAAATGGAGTAAGTCAGTTCTCATATTCTGGCAGAATTACATATACACGTAACAGTATTGAATATACGGTAACCTCTGGAATATCATTACTCAATACTGGAATCATTTCTACTGGCGGCGAGAGCATTGAATCGGTAGAATCGATTAAAAAGTTTGCTCCTAAGGTTTATGCTTCTCAAAACAGAGCTCTGACAGCAAATGATTACGAATCTTTGATTCCAACCAAGATTTATCCAGAAACTGAGTCAATTTCTGTTTTTGGTGGCGAAGAACTTGTACCGCCACAATACGGAAAGGTGTTTATCAGCATTAAACCAAGAACTGGTGATTTTCTTCCGAACCTTACGAAAGAAAACATCAAAATGAAGTTGAAAAAGTATGCTGTTGCAGGAATTGTTCCAGAAATACTTGATCTTAAGTATTTGTTCATCGAAGTTGATACTAAGGTCTATTATAACACAAATTTTGCATCTTCAAGTGCTGCAGTTTCTACAATTGTTCAAACTAATGCAAATAAGTACTCTGAATCAACTGAATTAAACAGATATGGTGCTAGATTCAAGTACAGTAAGTTTTTGAAGATTATTGATGATAGTAGTGATGCAATCACCTCTAATATTACTACTGTAAATATGAGAAGAGACCTTAGAGTCGCTCTAAACGCATTTGCAGAGTATTCAATCGGATTTGGTAATGCAATGCATGTGAAGGATCCTGATGGATATAACATTAAGACCTCTGCATTCAGAATTGTTGGAATTAATGAACCAGTTTATCTCAGTGACTTACCAAACACTGATCGATTGTCCGGATCATTGTTCTTATTCACTTTACCTTCAGTAAATTCCAACTCACCCACTATCGTAAGAAGAAATGTTGGAAAAATTGATTATCAGAGAGGAATCATCACTCTGAACCCAATTAACATCATATCTGGAAAAATTAAAGACGGTCAAACGATCATTGAGATTGCAGCATCACCAAGTTCAAATGATGTTGTTGGATTACAAGATTTGTATTTGCAACTAGATATTACTAATAGTAATTTTGAACCTGTGGTTGATGATATCGCATCTGGACTTGATCCGTCAGCATCTACATATACTGTATCCTCAAGTTATCCGAATGGTACTTTGGTCAGATCTGGTGGTAGAGACGAAGTGAGCACTACTACAACACAATCTGGAGGATTCCAGACAACAGTCGCAACAGGAACAGGAGCGGCCGCGGCAACCTCTACAGGAGGAGTAACAGGAGGATCTACTGGATCTACATCCAGTGCTCCCACGACGCCCTCAGCGCCCTCTGGAGGGTCCTCAGGCGGCGGTTCAGGCGGCGGCGGTGGTTACGGATACTAATATTAGAAAACCAGGATACTAGCATAAGATGTCACAAAAAAGAGTACAGATTAACAACGTAGTTCAGAATCAACTTCCTTCATATGTGAGGGAGGATTACCCTCTGGTTTCTGAATTCTTAAAGCAATATTATCTGGCTCAAGAATTTAAAGGGGCACCAATTGATCTCATACAAAACATTGATCAATACATTAAATTAGAAGAGACCACTAATTTAACAGATTCTGTTATTTTATATTCTGATCTCGAATTTGACTCAGAAACGATTGAAGTAGATATTGGTAAATCTAGAACAGGAACTGATGGATTTCCTGATTCCTATGGACTTTTGAAGATTGGTGATGAGATTATCACCTACACTGGTAAAACAAAAACTACCTTCACTGGTTGTATTAGAGGATTTAGTGGTGTTTCCTCTTTGAAGAGTGACATTGACTCTGAGTCATTGGTTTTTGATGTTACTGATGCTCAAGATCACGATAAAGGATCTACAATTAATAATTTAAGTGATCTCTTCTTAAAACAATTTTTACATAAAACTAAGATTCAAATTCTCCCTGGATTTGAAGATAGATCTCTTTCAAGTGATTTAAACGAAAATCTCTTCATTAAACAGGCAAAAGATTTTTATGGTTCCAAGGGAACGGACAGATCTTTTGAGATTTTATTTAAAGCATTATATAACGAAAGAGTTGAAGTTGTAAAACCTAGAGATTATCTTTTTACACCTTCCGAGTCATTATATAAAGTAACCAACGATCTTGTTGTCGAAGCTGTTACTGGGGATCCTACAGAATTAACAGAGTCAACTCTGTTCCAGGATGCATATTTAAATATTGATAGAGCATATTCACCAGTAACTTATGTTGAAAAAGTTATATCTGGTATTGGACAGACATATTACAAATTAAGTTTTGATGCAGGGTATAATAGAGATATTGGTGTTAAAGGTGCAACTTATGGTGCATTTACAGTTCACCCAAAAACAAGTTTAATTGATCAAGTTTCTACTGGAGCAACAATCCTTAATGTAGATTCTACAGTTGGATTCGCACACTCTGGTGAACTGTCTGTTACATACAGCGACGCCACCATAGGGGTTGTTTCATATACTTCAAAATCAATCGATCAATTTTTTGGTTGTTCATTAATTGAAGGAACCATCAAAGATGGAACTAGCGTTGGTATTAACACATATGCCTATGGATTGTCGGTAAAGAATCCTAATGAAATTATTGAAGTAAGAGTTAATTCAGTTCTTTCACAGACAAACTACCCAGATAACACTCGTTTTTATTCAAAAGGAGATACTGCAAGAATTAAGAGTTTAGGTGTAATTAATAATTCATTCAAGAGTAGAAATTGGTTTTATAACGTAGCACCTACTTATGAAGTTTCTAGCGTTGAACTAATTGATGCCTCTGACCAGACATATACTGTAACACTGAAGAGAGATCATTATTTTAAGATCGGAGATTCTGCTTCCATCATTGGTCCAGATAATGTAGAAAAGAATACGACCGTTATTGACACTAAGTCAGCAAGATCTTTAGTAATTAAAGGCCAAGGTGCGTTGAATGTTTCTTTAACTTACACTATTAAGAGAAGAATATTAAGAGGAGTATCGAATACTTTTGCTGCACTGTCTCAATATAAGACAAACGTTCAAAACACTTATGCAAGTGGAAACAAACTTTTAATTGCATCTTCATCAATTCCATCATATGATTCACAACCACTTGATACAACGGATAGAACTGCCACTTTCTCAGGATCTTTTGTTGGAAGTGAATTTGCAATATCAACTATAGATGATCATGGGTTCTACACTGGCGATGCTGTTTACTACACTCCACAGATTGTAGTTGAATCTTATAATAATGTATCTACAGGTTCGTCCGACACAAGAAGAGTTTGTAAGTCATCTTTGTTCTCGGCAGACGTAGGAACACTACCTGGCGATACAATTCCTCAAAATCAAGGACTGTACTACGTTAGTAGAGTTAATTCAACAACAGTTAAACTTGCAAAAAGTAAAACAGATGTATTTAATAACAAATTTATTTCACTTGATGATAGTGTAACTGTAACCGACTGTAAGTTAACACCGTATAGATTGCGTTTAAGTGAAGTTAAATCTCAAAAACTTTTTAGAGAGATTGATTTACCCGTAGATGATGGAGAAAAAGTTAACCCCACCGTTCCTGGGACCACAGGTATTTTAATTAATGGTGTAGAAATTTTAAATTACAAATCTACCGATGTTGTTCGTCACGGTAGAATTGAAAACATAGAGGTTATCTCAGGTGGTTCTGGTTATGATATTATTGATCCACCCACATTAAACATTTCAGATTCTATCGGCGTTGGAGCTTCTGGAAATGTTGCGGTGTCCGGTTCTCTTGAAGAGATCCGAGTAGAAGATTCTGGTTTTGATTATCTTGATACACCAATTGTCACTATCACTGGTGGTAATGGCACTGGAGCTAGAGCTTCTGTAAATATGAAATTGATTGAGCACTCAGTCAATTTTAATTCTGAATCTGCTTCATCTAATGTAAATCTTACTGACAACACAATTGGTTTTGGAACTTTCCACAAGTTTAGAAATGTTGAGCAGATTATTTACAAAACTGAAGGACAGCGTGGCGTTGGTGGCATAGCAACTAATGCTGTGTACTATGCCTCTACAGTAAACAACACCACTGTTCAACTTCACAATAAGTTAGAGGATGCTATTGCTGGTATTAATACAATTTCTTTGACAGCGTATGGATTTGGTAGACACTCCCTACAATCTTATAATAAAAAATCAGTAGTTGAATCTGTTAATGTTATATCTTCTGGAGAAGGATATCAAAATAAATTAAGATCTACAAATCCAGCAGGAATTGTTACTTCTTCCAATTCAATTAATATTGAAAATCACGATTATCAATCTGGAGAAATTGTTGTATATACTGCACAAGGCACTGCTGCGGGTGGTATAGTAAACGGAAGTCGTTATGTTATTACTAGAGAAGATGAAAATAATTTCAAATTAAGTAGTGTTGGTCTTGGCAGCACCGCAACCAATTTCTATTATAATACAAACCAATACATAAATCTTTCAAATTCTGGTGTAGGCACGCATTCATTTAATTATGATGCTATCAATGTAAATCTTTCTGGAAGAATTGGAATATCCTCCATAGGTAGCGAAACTTTTGAGGCAACAATTCAACCAATATTCAGAGGTGAGATAACGTCCGTTCATCTAAATTCAAAAGGTGTAGGATATGGTTCATCAGAAGTAATCAATTTTGATAGGCAACCAAATATTGAATTGGTCACTGGTAAAAATGCACAACTAGAGGTTGTTGTTAACAACGGAAAAGTTGCTGAAGTTCTTGTATTGAATGCAGGATCTGGATATAATTCTACTCCCGATATTACTATAGATGGTGATGGTATTGGAGCTGTACTGTGTCCTGTTGTTTCCAATGGGCAAATCGCATCAGTGAATGTTCTTGAAAGTGGAACTGGATATCTGCAAGGATCTACCACTGCAAGCATCGAACCAACAGGTTCAGGAGCAGTATTTAATTCAAATCTTCAGAACTGGAGATTTAATCTCTTTGCAAGAAACCTAGAAAAATTCACTGGTGATGATGGATATATCACCTCTGGTAGAGATGGAAATCAATACGCTCATTTATATGCTCCTAGAAATCTGAGAGAAGTTGTATTCTCAGTGGATCAAGATGGTTCAATTTTATATGGTAACCCAGATCTTAAGAAAGTCAGCGGTACAGAAGTTTCTTCAACCGATCACTCGCCAATTATTGGTTGGGCTTATGATGGAAATCCAATTTATGGACCATATGGTTATCTAACAAAAACTGGTGGAACAATTGCTCAGATGAAATCCTCTTATAAGGAGGAAGCATCTACAAAAGAAAATAGACCGTCATTGTCTAGTTTCCCTGCAGGATTCTTTATTGAGGATTATACTTTTGTCAAGGTAACCGATGAAACTTTCCTTGATGAAAATAATGGTAGATTCTGCATAACTCCGGAGTATCCCAACGGAACTTATGCATACTTTGCCACAGTTAATGATTCAACCTCAGATACATCTGGATCTTTCTCTGGATTTAGAAGACCAGTTTTTCCATATTTGATTGGCGAAAACTATAAATCTGTTCCTAATCCATTTAACTTTACTAATAATTCTAATCAAGATAGCATTGATCTGAATGAAACGACGTATTTGAGAAATACTGATCCTCTCAACTTGATTGAGGGAGACGTTAGATATAGTTATTTGCCGTTACCAAATGATTTAAATCAAACAGTTGATGTTACTGCAGTTTCTCCGGGAACCGTTCAATCAATTGGTATCAATACTGGTGGAGATCTGTATCGAGTTGGTGATAAAATTGTATTTGATAATAATGGGACTCAAGGGTCTGGTGCCGATGCGAGAGTATCTAGAGTAAAAGGAAAACAAGTAAGTAGTGTAAGTTTTGCTACAAGTTCAATTACAGGGTTAGAAGTAGCTCCAGGATTAAAAGGAAACTACACGCTCATCGCTGATAATCCTCACCAGTTACAAGATCAAAACTTGATTGTTGTTTCTGGAGTATCGACAACATCATCTAGAATTGAGGGGTCTTATGTGGCAGGAATTACCACAAATACTCTCACTGTTGCTGGTTTTGGTACAACTTCCTCAGGGATTGGTACGGATGGTGTAACTGGTATTGTTACGTTCTTCAATGTAACAGGAAATCTTTCAAACTTCCGAGAAAATGACATTCTAACAGTTGGATCAGAAAGAGTAAGAATTCTAAATGTTGATAATACTCTTTCTAGAATACGAGTTTTAAGATCTATTGATGGAACAACTGGTGCTGCACATACGGTGACCACAGTTCTAACTCAAAATCCTCGCACTATTTCGATAACTGCAGGATTTAATACTTCATATTCTTACAAGGCAAATAGACAACTTTACTTCAACCCCACTGAATCAGTTGCGATCGGAACTGCAGGTGGTGTTGGTGTTGGAACTACTATAGCAATTTCAAATCCTGGTGCCGGAGTTACTCAAGTTTTTGTTCCTAATAGATCTGTATACATTCCAAATCATGGATTAGAAACTGGTGATCAATTAACATATTCACCTAATGCGGGTAGTGGTATTGAACTTCTTCACGATACTGCCTCAGGTATCACTACTTTATCTAATTCCACGACACTGTTCGTTGCAAAACTAAATTCTGATCTAATTGGACTATCAACAGTTCGTGTTGGACTGGGAACAACAGGTACGTTTGTCGGTATTGCAAGCACAGAAAAGACATCTTCAACGGTCTTCTTTACTGGATTTGGAACTGGCGTTTATCATAGTTTAAAAACCAATTACTCCGTAATTACTGCTAACGTTGATAGATCTGAAGTAACTGTTGCTACGGCATCCTCCCATGGACTTCATAGTAATCACTCAGTTTTTGTTGATGTAAATCCATCCAACACTGGAGTTTCAACAATCAAATATAATGATTATAACAGAAGGCTTGTTATAGACCCACTTTCATTTACTGCTGCTGGTGTTAATACTTCTACCAATGTCTTTACTATTGCAAATCATGGATTTGTAACAGGACAAAAAATTATTCACACAGCGACAACACCTTCTGCGGGTCTTAGTGATCAAGCAATGTATTATATCATCAAAGTTGATACTAATACATTCAAGTTAGCAAATTCATATCATGAATCTCTACAGTTAAAACCAGAAATTGTTGGAGTCACAAGTGCGTCTGCGGGAACAATTAATCCTGTCAATCCACCCATCACACTTTATACTGATTCCACTACGACATTTGATCTGACAGACACAAGTTTGTCATATACAAAACTGTCTACTAGATATCCGGCATTTGAATTGAATTTCTATCTTGATGAGAACTTCAACACACCTTGGGAAAAATCTCCAGAAAGATCTAACTTTAATGTTCTGCGAGTAGGTAAAGCAGGAGTTTCTACGGATGCTAAAGTAACTTTATCCGTTGATGAGCAAACACCAACTAAAATATTCTACAAGTTAGATCCAGTATTTGAAAGTGATCTTCCTACAGAGAAAAATGAAATTTTTGTTGACAATGAAGTTGCTTCAAATAATGAAATTAAAGTAAGAGAAAGTGTATACAATGGTAAGCATACTGTTTCGATTGGATCGAGCACTCAGTTCAGTTACACAATAAGTGAAGTCCCTGAAAAGACCTCTTATACCCCAGCTCCATCTAGATTGTCATATGACACTGATTGTGAACATGCATATGGATCTATAGCGAAGTTTGACATTAAGAACCCAGGAAGAAATTATTATTCTTTACCAGGAATCTCAACAATCACAACCACAGTCGGTAAAAATGCGATTGTTGAAGCAGATAGTACAAACATCGGTGTTATCAAGAAAACAAAGATCAATAACATTGGATTCAATTTCCCATCAGACAAAACTGTAAGACCAAATCTTGGTCTGGTTCAAATTATTGGTATTGAACCTTTAACTTCGATTGAATCTATCGGTATTACTTCTATTGGTAGAGGATACACTCAAGCACCAGGATTGCTTCTGTTTGATGGAAAAACCGACCAATTAATCGATGATGTTGATCTTAGATTTAAACTCGGAGATCCTCTTGTAACCATCTTTAAGAATACTACTGGAATATCAAATGTCACACCAAAAATTATTCCTGTAAACAACACTAATGGTGTTGGAATTAGTACCGTTGGATTTAATACAATTACTCAAGATGTCTCTGTTACTTTATCTCAAGGATTTAGTAGTAGTGATACCTTCCCATTTGAAGTTGGCAACAAAGTTCTTGTTGAGGGTATTAGTGTCGGTGTAGGATCTACTGGAAAGGGATACAACTCTGCAAACTATGATTACAAATTGTTTGA